TGCTAATCGTCGTGGCGTGGAAGCGGTTCAAGATGCGGCGGATGTCAGAGGTCCTAATGGTGGCCCCCCTCCCGAGGGGGGGGATGAGGAGGGTGGGGATGATGATGATGATGACTTTGCTCGTAGGGATAGGGAAGCTCAGCAACGAGGACGAGAAGAATTAGAACGAGATAGACAAGAGAATGAGCGACTCGCACAGCGACGAGCCTTACAAGAAGAGGAAGATAGACTATATGGTGATATTGGATCTAACTCCGCCTCCTCTGCTGGTCCTTCTCGTAGTCGTAGTCTTGTGCCTCCCTTCACTCCCTCCCCTTCGTCCTCGTCTTCTTCTTCTTCTATTCTTGCTGACCCAGCGGCGAGAGCAGTATTCTTTGGAGAACTCGCACAAGGTGTCCCCACCGCATTTACTAGTAGGGCAGCAATTCCAGCCCCCGAGCAGAAGGGTGAAACGGGTGTTCCTATACCCGAGGGGGAACAAGAGGAAGAACTCCTTACTACTGGACTAACTCCTATCTTTGAGCCAAGAGGATCAGTAAGTAGTAATACTGCTTCCTCAGCAGCAGAGAGGAAAACAAAATATAGGCTAGTGAGTCCAGAGGCTCGTGCCAAATCCATAGCCAGAGCCTTGGAGGTTTCAAGTAGTAATTCTGCTTCCGCAGCAGCACCCGCAGAATCTTCTTCAGAGGAAGAGGAGGAAGAAGAGGAGGAAGAAGAGGAGGAAGAGGGGGATACGGCCAGAGGTCCTCGTTCTAGACGTGGTTCTACTTCTACCGCTTCTTCTTCCACCGCATCACTTAAATATTCTAGAGTCCCAGCGTATGCTGAAGGAAAATCTGCCGCAACCAAAAAGGAGATTAAAGATTTTGGGATTGCCACAAGAACTATATCCAACAGAGCCAAGATACTCTATGCGGAAGCCATTTCAAATCAAGTTATACCCCCTTCTGCTGCTTACGCTTCCGCAATGGGGAAGCACAATCTTGATGCTGTTGTTTTAGGCGTTCGTAAAGATGATGGATATGATAAACTCGCTCTTCGTCGTCCCCCTCCCGTTGTTATTGAACCACCCTCTTCCGGGTCAGCCGGTGCCAGTAAAGGTCAATGGAAGAATGGTGTCGGCACACTTGTCTTTCTTGATCCAGCAGCAAAAGAGGCGTGGGAAGAGATGTATGGCACCGAGTATAATGGAAAGCAAGACATCTCCGCTCTTCGTCGTCCCTATCGTAAGTTTGTTAAACAGTGGGAATCAGAAACTCAAGCAGATAATCCATCTACCTCCTCACAACGCAGAGCAGCAGCAGAAGAAGAGGAAGAGGAGGAGGAAGAGGAGAAGCCAAAGAAGAAGGGAAGAGGACACGCTGTCACCGAACGCTCCTTTGCTTCCCGTGGTGGCTATGATGCTCCCACCGCTCCCGCCAGCCACGATGCTATGACCTTTACTCAGAGGCCCCTATCCTCCATAGAGGAGAACCAGTTAGAATCTCTCGCCTCCTATGGTGTCAAGCCTAGTCAAGTGAGGTTTAGTCGTGATGAAGTTAATACCTTTGGAAGAAAAGCGGGTGCCTATCTCGGTGAATCTCTGCCCGAGAATGCTAAGAATCCCAATGCTCCCTTTGCTAAGACTCTGCGGGACCTCAAAGACAACGAGATGAAACCTCTTGTTGCTCCCGCTATGCCTAACTTTGTCAGCAATCCTCTCAGCAATCCAAACCCCGTGGCTTCCGCTGCCTTGATGCCCGCTGTACCTACCCCCGTAGTTCCTCCCGTGGCTGGTAAGGGTCGTAAGCGAGTCATCAAGTTCGTGAAGACTGCTGAGAGAGCCTTGGAGAAGAGATGTAAGAAGAAGGGCGGTGCTGGTATTGCTAAAAAACCCGGTCCTAGTTATAATCAATACACACCAACTCCATTCAACAGTGTATTCAACAAGACTGAAATGAAAACTAAAGGCGGTGCTGAATACACCGGCTTTGACCACGGCAAGGCTTCCGTTGAGAATGGCATTCCCAAGAGTCGTGATGCTCTTCCGACAACCCGTGAAGGCTATGTGGAGTTGGCAGCCACGATGTCGGGTATGGGACATCCTATGCGAGTCAATAAGAACTCGCAGATGAAGAACATCCGCCTCAATTTCATCCGTAAATTAAAACTATAATATGTTAGATGCCGTATCGGATACGCAAGGTTCCTAAGAAAGACTTATACTGGGTTGTAGGAGAAGATGGAAAGCACCATAGTAAAGAAGGGATTCCGTTGGAACGTGCTAAGAAGCAAATGGCTGCTCTGTATATTGCTATGAAATCAGAGGGGATGAAGGGTGGAGCGATTGACCCTACCATCAACGCTGCCTACGCTGCCAATAAGCCGATGACAGAAGCAGCGTGGATTGCGAATCGGAAGATATTTTCACCCGAGTCAGCGACACCCGAGAACTACAAGAGTATGTATCTAGAACCATTCCTACGCTATCAGAAATCTGCGGGAACTGTCTATGTCAAAGGTGTGGATAAGGCACAAGAGTGTCCTCCGGGTTCTTTGATGATTCAGCCGGGCCAAGAAACTCAGTTGCCACCCGGAACCAAGTATTGTATTGAAGATCCGGAAACGGGAGGAGTTCGGACGGGAGTCACCAAGACACAAGAGCAATTAGATTACTTTGCGAAGGAGGAAGCGGATAGGAAGAAGGCAGCGGAGGAAGCCTACTGGAAGCGACAAGGCGATGTCAGCACCTTCTTCAACCGTGATGTCACGGGAGCCTTGACAAGTCTTGCGGATGAGTTCGTAGATAAGGTTCCCGTCGTCGGTCAGTTTCTTGCTCCCGCTTATAAGGCCTTTGCTCCTCCGGGTTCCGAGTTTCATACAAATGATTCCTTTGGGAAGAAGCTAGGAAAGGCAGTTGTTGGTGAATTGACTGCCGTTGCTAAATCACAAGGCCCCGCCATTCTTAACAATATCAAGAAGAGTGCTGGATTCGGTCGTCATCAACCAAAGGTTGAGGACGAGATATACTCCCCCCCCGTGGGGGGGAGTATCGGTCACTTACACGATTACAAGGGGGCTGGGATAATTAGTAGTATCAAAAAAGGTGTATCTAAGGTATATGAACGGGTCCGTGCTGTGGCTAAAGGTCCTCGTATGGATTTCAGTCCTTCTATCCGTTCTCTCCTCGCTACTATCGGAGGCCAGCCAATCTATCAAGTCGTGGTACGTAGAGAACCCCTCAGCACCCTCCTCAAGGCCGGAATTGACCTTTTCTCCGACGGAGGACTCAGTAAAGCAGCACAACTCGGAGGATACGACCACTTCTTCCACCTCTCACTTGAAGTCTTCATAGGACCCAATCAAGTTGGCTATGTCGTAGAAAAGAATGAAGTCATTAACATAGAACCCGCTAAGCCGATTACTCCTCTGACACAGAAGATGCGAGTAGATACATCTAATATGACTTACAGCACTTTGAATGAATGGCTAGGAGCCACCAAGAAGCGTATGGGTCAGTCCTTCTTCCTTTACTCGGCTCTTCAGAACAACTGTCAAGACTTTGTATTAGGAATGCTCTATGCGAATGGACTGTCAAGTCCTCCCGTGGATGCCTTTGTGAAACAAGATATGGCAGCGTGTCTTCAGACGCTTCCTCCTACCGTTCAGAAGTTGATGAAGGGTGTGACCGATGTGGCGGGACTTGCGAATGTAGCGATTCAAGGCGAAGGACATCTCAACCATCCTCGGACAGCCTTTGAAGCCCAGTTTCATCGGTGGAAGGTGGAACCCGCTGACTATTTAATAGAAGCCCGTAAGAAGGCGAAGAAGGCTGGATTAAAGAGTGATTGGCTTGGGTTTAGTGATGATGATAAGCACAAACTTCAAATCGCTATTCCGAACGGAAAGGTGATTCGGTTTGGTAGTGTAGGGTTAGGTGACCATATTCTGTACTCGATGTCGGGCGATAAAACGGCTGACCGTCATCGGAAGTCCTACTTGGCTCGGGCGACAAAGATACACGGGGACTGGGCGAAGGATCCTTACTCACCGAATAACCTTGCGATAAATGTATTGTGGTAAGTGCGAGGAGTATTATTTTGTAAAGCATTCTATAAATGTATTACAAAATAGAGTTTAGATTAACTGTTTAAGCGTAGATGAACCACTGGTAAGTAGCAGTGGCTGTATTGGGTGCCATAGTAAACCAGTTGCCAGCGGCAAGTGCTGAAGCATAACTTACACCATTAACTACTACGGCTCCAGTAATAATACCAGCAACCGTTGGTGCGGCACCAATCCCATCCGTTACAAGTACAATATTACTGGCCGGAATAGGACCCGCCGCTCCAGCACCCGGAAACGCCGTTGCTGGTAGGGGAATTGCGGCAAGAACTGCCCCTCCCGTTTGGGGACCTACATCTGTGCCACCAGCGGTGGCATTCCCGGCAATTACACCTTGTGCTACTAACTGACCCTTTACTGCTCCGGGACACCACGACGATGCTAAACTGACTGGCATTCTATACTATCCAATAACATTTTTTTTTGATTTAATTACATCAACCGTGCTGCGAGGCCACGACCACCCGATGCTCCCTCACCACGCATCGCCTTCATTACACCGGGGGCAGCGGAACGGGCTGCTTCAATAGCGGGCTTTGCGTGTTCGTATGCCTTCCTCGCCTTGCTGAGAATACCGGACAGACCCTTGAAGGATAGACCACCGACCACACGATCCAACTGCTGACGAGTTCCCTCGGGAGCCACGGGTGCGGAGATGATGTCTTGCTCGGATAGCACACCCTTGATGATACGACTGGAACCACGGATAGACTCAAAGAACCCGCTGTTGGCCGTGATGGTATAGATGGTAGGGGTGACGGTGTAGGGGGTGTTGTTCCACACGGAGAGGTTGAACTGGAGAGTGAAGTTGCCAACAAGGGAAGGGGCTTGTCCGCTCTGAAGAGTGAGGTCTTGAGAAGGCTTGAGAACCAGCACAGTGCCAACCGTAGGAATCAACTGACCCGCCACACGCTGAACACCGGTAGCCGTATCGGTGGAGAGGGGAAGAGGAGAAAGTTGATACTGGCTGCCGCTGCTTCGGGAGATGCCCGACCACTGACCCCAGTCCATCTCCAAACCGTTCTTCACGCACATAGAATACAACTCCTCCGTAGTATGTGATGACAAAAGGCCAGAGAAGTTGTCAAAATTAAATGTGACTGGGTTAGGTGTCGCACACTGTGTATAAGGACACTGAGCGGACTGGAGAGGCAGATAGAAATCAGTATAGTTGCCACCCGTCACCGCATTCTGAGAGCCGTTGAGAGGAACACCAGCGGCAGTTGTGAAGACGGGCGTAGAAGCCGCCTTTACATAAATGATGAGGAGGTCTGGAATCTGTGGGAGGGTTATGGTCTGCGACTGAATCTGCTGGCCGGTGTTAGGAGCCAACTGGACTCCCGAAGGCTGAGAAATGTATCGAGGAAATTCCATATAGGGAACAACCGACTTGGGGGGCAGAGGAATGTCAAGGGAAGGTGTGAGGAACTGGACGTTGATACGAGCAAGAGTGAAAGGAGAAGACTGAGAGGTAGGAGTAAAGAGGTTGATGTTAGAGAAGGTCTTACCCGTGCGAGTCGTGTATCGTAGCATACGAGCCACCGAGGACTGAAGGTTAAAAACCAACTGAATATTGTTGATCCCAAAAAGTCCAGTATCCCACTCGTGGCAGTCGGCAAAGACAAGAGGGGACAGCACCACGGGTTCCGTAGTGGTGAGGGAGAGGTAGAGGCGGTAGGTGGCACCCCCCGCTGCCGTAGCCGCAATCACGGGAACACCACCGATGATGGAATAGGCAGTAGGATTGCCATTCGTGGCAGTAACCGTCACGGGGGCAAGAGCGGTACCGTAAGCGGGAGAGCCTTGATTCGTGAAAGAAAGGCCGGGGAAGGCACCCAACTGAATGTTGTCAGACTCCGTAGATGTCTGATACGAGCCGAGGGTGTTGTTAAAGGCAAGGTAGGCATCATCATAAGACTGATACCTATCCAACATCGTCGGGCAAGTCCTCTGAAGACGATTCTGCCTCATATCCGCTAGACGGAGAACCTCCTTCAACACATCTTGTGTATTCATCACCGCCGTGGTGTCGTTGATGGTAGCAGAGGTGGTAGAGCAGATGCCGTTGAAGGGGAAGGGGGCCACTGCCATATCCAAGCCGGGAACAGCGATAGTAGTTCCCGCCGCCGCAGCACCAGCGGGGATGGCAACATCCACGGAGAAGTTGATGGTGGTCGTCAAGTCCAACTTACGATCCACGAAGACGTTCTCGGAGGGGACGTAGATGTTAAACGTAAGTTGGCTACTCGTCGCAGCGATGGCGTTGAATGGAGCGTTCGTCAAAGACAAGGCACCCTTCTCTACTGCGTAGCGGGGGCGATGCTGGACGATACGAGCATCAAAGACGGACATCTTCTCAATATCGGCTGACATTCTATACTCTTACCTAACACTTTTTTTTGTAATTAATTACCTTTAACACTTGTGACCCAACCTCTTGTGCCGGAACATAATCTTGAATGATACGTTGGATAAGTTAAACATCGTAATAGGGTAGAGTGTGTTGTTGAGTCGGTTGCGATAGAAGACTTGTAGGTCTATGGAGCGGATGTCAATCGGACTGTTGGCAAGGGAGGACATTCTATACTCGGAGGTCGGGGTGTAATAGACGAAGCCGTTGTAGTCTGCTGCTCCGTCGGACATCGGCAGCACCACGTCCGTGATGATAGGCTGGAACGCCGACTGACTTGTTGGAGCAGAGAGAGAGGTGTTGGAGGTTCCCGTGATGACTGGCTGTCCCGTAGCCTCGGCTCGGATTGGGATTAGACCGGTGGTGAAGACGATGGAGGCCACGGGACTCCATAGGGTGTCTATGGTCTTGAAGTCTTGCTGACAGACCCAGTATTCTTGTTGATAGTTAGGGGTGATGAAGGTTGGGGTAAAATTGGATGTCCCATCGGGAACAGAGTTATTACCCGTATTCACAATTATGTTTGAGAAGAAGTTGCTGTATGGTTGTAGTTCATAAGCATACCCCTCCGTAAGAGTTAGGTTGCCAAGACCAAACACGTTGGATAAGGGAGCATTAACATAGTTAAAGGGAAGATTGCCTATGAGTCCAAACATATTTGTATTTACAAATAGTTTCGTTGTGGGTAGTGAAGTAGCATTTGAGCCAGCGGGTGGTGTAAAAGCCTTACGAGCGGTGTTAGGGGGGACATAGGACGAGGTAGGAAAGTAGTAGGAAAACAAATAGGCAGTAGAATCATATACTAACTGCGGTGGTACCGTAACAGCCGTGATGGATGGACTGGCACTGGCTCCCGCACTTCCTATGAATCTTGAATAGGATACAAGAGGACTTGTTGCTGCTGCTGCTGTAAGCGTGATACCGTTAGGAAGGGCTGGGGACACCGTGACTACCGCATAGGGACTCCCCGCCGTGAGGCTAGGAGGATTCTGAAGAAGACCTAGGTAGGCAGCATTTAAACGAACCCACGTCTGATTCAAGGCTGACGCAAAGGTTGCGTTAATCATAGACACCACATTGTTGTAAGAATAGACGTTGTAGTATTTTGACTGAGGGTTCAAGTCTTGCTGTGTGACTGGAAGGTTAGGAGTAGGGGCTACGATTGTATTCCCAACAAACTCGGATACATAGGTCATATAGGTCAGCGGGGGAGTGATTTGAAAGGTAAAGGTATAGGTATTGGTATCCGACCCAACGAGTGAATAAGACTGCGTGAATGCGATGACTGCTCCGTAGTTTGTTAGGTTAATACTTGCGGGAGTATTGGCTGTCACCGTTGTGATACCATTGTTAATCTGTGTAGTCCCCGTCTGAATGGAAGGGATAAAGATGGGGATGGCTTTGCCCGGTCCATTCATCGCAAAGCGGACGATGGAGAAGTGATACTTGCTGGCGTCCTTCACGAGTGCTGCGTCACGAGTTTCATTAAACTGAATCAGCGGACTCAAATAGGATTTACCAGCATCGTCATAGTCATCTGTGCGGTTGTTGATGACATCTCCGTTGTAGTAGATGTAATCTGGGAGGCCATCATCACCGTAGCCTCCTTGCTCGTACCGTGAATAGTTGGCCGACATTCTATACCAATAGGATAGATTATTTTCTAATTTTATCATACGTCAAACCCGCTACAAAGTCATCCGGCGATAAGCCACTCTTATCTATGCTCTGCTTATACTTATCAAGGGACATAGGAGCATAGTAGAGTCGCACGACACAATGGCGACCACACGTGGCAACATCTGAGCGATCCTTCTGAAACGGATAGGTATTGTAGAAGATTGGCTTCCCACTTGCCTTCATTAGGTCTGTCAGCAAAGGCCGTTCTATTTGAAGAGCCTCAAGACGGCCTTGACTCAATCCATCCTTCTGCTCCTCGGGGGCTTCCCCGTAAGGGTCAAAGAACTCAATCCCCCCCGCCTTCCGAATCATACAACACCAGTGTCCCATCGTGGGACTCGCATTTGGAAAGAGTAGGATACATCGTCCCTTCCGGTCAAAGCACTGGTCTATAGAAGACATCCCCTCGAGTTCGGGATAGGTCATTATAGAAATATCAGACCCCAATAGGTTTCTTATATCATCATCCCCAAGAGGATACCGTTTGACTCTGTTGATGCCGCCACGCTCCATCTTATTTATCCCTTAGATTTTTCTAACGGACTTGTATAGAATGGCACAGTGGAGTCCTAGTATCACATATCTTCCGGGTAATGAGGTGTCGTATTTTGGTGTCTTGTATAGTTGTCAATTACTAAATGTTGGATATGTTCCTCTTGGTGATACGACTGGTAGATGGTTTTTTGTTCCTAGTGGCGGTGGAGGGACTGGCACTATTTACACACTCACAGAGAGTGGCAATAATGTCACATTAACACCGGGAGGAAGTGGTGGTGGTACAGTTGATATATCAACAACAACAACTGTAGCACAGAATACAACGAATCTAACTGGTATAGTCTATGAAACGGTTCCTCTTGTTGTGACGAAGGCTGTATCGGCCTTTGAAGCTACAATTGGTGCTAAGATTACTGGAACGCTCAATCTTGGGGATGCTGTTATTTCAGATATTAGTGGTTCGGGTGGATTATCCTATCAAGTCCTATCAGCGGGTCCGACTGGAGGATCGGTTAAATGGGTTACTATTAGTGGAGGAACGGGAGGAGCAACGGGACCTCAAGGAGCAACTGGAAGTGCTGGAGCAACGGGAAGTGATGGAGCAACGGGACCTCAAGGAGCAACGGGACCTCAAGGAGCAACTGGAAGTGATGGAGCAACGGGACCTCAAGGAGCAACTGGAAGTGTTGGAGCAACGGGAGCAGTCGGACCCACGGGAAGTGTTGGTCCTACGGGAGAGGTTGGTCCTACTGGCCCTCAAGGAGCGGGGGGAAACACCGGCCCTCAAGGACCTACGGGTGCGACTGGTGCGACTGGCCCTTTCTCACAAGCCCTCGCCAACAAAATCCTTGTGAATGAAGTTGTTGCCCCAGCGGGAGGTGTTGTCAATCTTACGTGGAGTACTGGCGACCCTCCAAATATATATGTCCCCTATGCTGTTGGAACAACCAATACAACTCTCGCCCCAATTGACCCCGATACAACTGGCTCGGGGTGGCGGTTCAGCAAGACCTACTCGGCTCTGCCTATCTCTTCTATCTTGGCAAATCCACTCATAACGGGACAAACTTACACCATCGTCGCCGTGGGAAATACCGCACTAAACTGGGTTGCGATGGGGGCTTCTGCTGCGACTGCTGGAATCCAATTTACTTATAACGGCACTGCTCCCACGGGAGGGTTGGTTACGCCCGGTTCGGCCTATGCTTCTACCAAGATTTCGTGGTATTCCTTGAATGCTCTCTATGGTCTTTCTCTGCCACAAACATTAGTCCCATCGGTTGCTATGAAGAAGAAGAATCTCCATAATGCGTGGTTCTTAATCAAGATGAACTCGGATGTCGCCCTCCAAGGCTCTCTCGCTATTCAGATAGAAACCTACGCCTATCAGTATGGTGGTAATACAACAAATGACTACACGGGACGATGGGCTTATTCTATGCCCCTTCAGCAGAGCGTAGGATTCAACGCCGCCACTACTACTGATATAAGTGGCTCTACCGCTGGTCGTGCCTTCCCTCGTCTTCGTTCGGGCTTCACCTATCTTTTCTATGCGGGAGATGTGAGTCCAGCCTATCTCCCCCTTCCTTTCGTAGTGTCCTCTTACGCCCAAGGAGGTTCGGCTCTGTTCGTCCCCTCCCAAGTCAGCACAGAGAACACTCTTCGTGATCCTTACAATCTCTATACAACCTACCCGCACTTTGGACTGACTTCCACGGCTTACACACCAAATGCGGTTCAGCCAATCTTTGGTGGTTCCAGCCCCTACACAGATCCCGGCGATGTAGAAGTGGCCTCTATCTACTTTAACACAAGTTCTACCTCCCCACCCGTGGGTATAGGGCAGCAGACGATGGACTTTAATGTGATGGCAATGGGTTATAGTGGATTAGTTGAAGGTGGAGGAGAGCAGACCTTTAGTTATACAACTAGTTGGGTCTAACGCAAGTCGTTGTCGTGCTTAGGGTTTCCCGATATGAAACTCCACACACGACTCTTGGCCCACTGCTCTTTGCTGAGTTTCATAGACATCGGAGCATTCACACCCTTCTTAAACGTCCCTTTCATTCTCACGCTTTGGGGATTCGTTTTGTAAGCCCCTATACCTCTGTCATAGACTTGGTTAAGTACATCTTCGGAGTATCCCGTAATATCACTTAGTTCTGGAATAGAATACCCACGGTCTTCTAGTCCATAATACTCTAACACCTTCTCACGCTTTGTCTTCATCTAGACTACTATGGCAATTTTTTTGTCCTCCTTAATGGCTTCTACCTTCTCACCCTTTGGAGTTGTATTATCAATATCCAACGAGAGAGTCTTCTCTACACCACAGCAACTGCTGCGTATCCTCTTGTGGTTGATGGTTCCTATTACAATCCCTCCTACAGCCAAGGCAAGACTGATATAGGATATGATTTGCGTACTAAGCGAGTCGGACATCTAGCCCAGTTAAAGAAAATCTACTTAGTTTAATTAGAGATGCCACCTCCCCTCATCCATCACACCTTGTGTATATCCTATGGGTATATCCTTACCTTACCCAACGGTCCTTATAAGACAGACCTACTGGCCGTTGCCCGTCAGCATTGTCATATCCATATGAATGCGTGGATAGACTGGGTTCAATCCCTTCCCGAAGGTCATAGTGTCAAGGAAGACTGGTATGAGTATGTGAATAATCAGCAAATCAACGGATAATTGACTCCCTCTCCACGATATAGCACCAGCCTCTCGCAGTCCTTTGGAAGGAAGAACTCTCGAGCGACTTTTTCTACTGTTGCGGGTTCGTAGTGCTTACAACTGAAGCAGTCTATGAAGGCTGCGTCTAGTTCTTCGCTGAAGTGGGCTGCGATATTGCTGGTGGTGAGAAGGGTGATAAGGGTGTATCCTTTCTTATCATCTTCACCAAAATGAATAATTTGTGCGGGTCCGTGCTGTTTCATATCTATGGCCTTTACTAACGCATCAGAAAAGGCGAGGATACGAGTCGGACTACGGATAGAGTAGGGACAGCATTTGCGGAGGTTGAGGGCGGTATGGATTCCCCAGTGTAGCATCTAGAGTAGTAAAAGAGTTTGTGGGTCGGCTCTAATCGCACACATTAGAAACTCGTAGGTTTCATCGTCGGGAGTTTCATTACCGAAGATTCTCCGGTAATCACTACGAATGGCAGAGAGGATGTCAAGTGTCCGGCTGGGAGGCAGATAGGTGTTGAGGAGAGCAAGGAAGTCATCGGACTTGAGTTGCGGGGGCAGACAGTTTGTCCGGACAAGGTTGTCAATCCATTGCTCACACCATTGGGCGACGATGTTGTCCGTCCGCTCTGCGGCAAGGATACGCTTCGCCCCGCCCTTGCTGATGTGCTTCTCTTTCTTGACCTCCTCTCCGAATGGGTCCTCCTCCTTCTTCTTCTTGTCTTTCTTGAGGACTGGATTGCTGTTGCTGGCATTCATACTACTGCGGTTAGATACAAGATTTGGATTCTATATACGCAGTAGAATGGAAGAACGTGCCGTCCTTGCGTTGAAGTCCCTTGAGTTTCTGATTGCCTCCTTCCCCGCTGATGATGAAGTTCATAAGGAGATGCGGGACTCCTTTGTGGCCTCTGCGACCCATATCAAGGCTCTCCAAGAAGTGTTAAAGGCAGAGGAGAAGACCGCCTTTGAGAACGCAAGAGAGAAGACAATCAAAGAAGAGGATGTGACCCCCGAGATGTGTCCTTGTAAGAGTAAGGAATGCGTAGAAGACTATGGGATAGAGTTGTCTGAGGCCAAGAAGAAGCAGTTAATCAAGGAGGCTCTCATCGCCAAGAGGCAGTTGGAAGAGTCGCTCTCCGAGTTAGACGCACAGTTGTCAGTCTTACAGCCCGTGAATGAGGTGGTGTCTAGTTAATGCCAAGGGCTTGCCACGTGTTGTTGTTGGAGCCGTTGATAGTAATCGTTCCAGCAGCAACGTTTGCTTCTATGAATAGTTCTGTTTGAGTAGGCTGATAATTGCCATCCCCTTGACCGGCTGTGCTTGCTCTTGCTGGGAAGGTAAGGGTGACTGGATAGGAAGTAGGAGAACCCGATGAACCATTAATAAATGACCATTGATATACCGCATTATATAATGGGGCAGTCCCATTAGTATAATCAACAAGTCGCCAATTAATTGCTGTATTGAGTGATCCAAATACATTAATCAAAGCAGATACAATAATTCCAGAATACTGGTTCAGCATCCCAACACCTTGTGATTGTGGTAGATTAATTATACCAACTGTCTGAAATCCACCAGCCGCAATCGCTACGTTAGGTAGAATAGATCCCGTCACCCACTTGTTTGGTTGTGAGAGAGATGCGGATACTGTCACTACCCCTACACCACTAAGAGGAGATACATCAGTAGAACCATTTGTCCCTAGAATCTGTAATACCCCCGTGTTGCTTATCACTCCACTTGCTATATTAATCCCCGTGCCAGCAGTGTAGGCATCCGCAAGGTTGGTGACTGTAAAGACTCCATTCAAATCACTAATTGAAATCCCCGCTCCCGCAGAGATGTCTAGCACACCCGTGTTGCGTATTACATTCATACTAATATCAATCCCCGAGCCAGCGGTGTAGGGTGTCACCGTGTTGGTGACTGTATAGATACCACTATTACTGGTGACTTGAATACCTAATCCGCCGGATACATCTAAGACACCCGTGTTGCTTATAAGCACATTGCCAGTTGTTGGGACAGCAGTTATACCAGCCCCTCCCGTAATGCTTGTGACACCTCCCCCACCTCCCCCCCCACCCCCCGGCCCTATGTTCGTCCAAAAAGAGGGGGAGGTATCGGGAGGATAGCCAAGACTGCTTTGTGATGCGATATAGAAGTAACTAAAGTAGGATACTTGATCGCCGGTGCCGTATGTTATACTCGCACTCCAAGGGAAGACGATACTCATTCTATTAGTGTAGGACTAAAAAATTGCCATCAATTGAATGCTTCCAACACTGCCGTTCCATATGGTCACTGATACTGGATTAGTATATTGTACCCATCCTTGTATAACTAAATATGTATCTAAAGTGTTAGGAACAGCATTATAATGAACTCCATTCTGAAGGAACATTGTCACGGTTGGACCATTCCCAGAGGTTGTAGCATCTCTACTATAATTTGTTTGTATTAAATTATACGCCCCATACGTTGGATAATTGGCTGCCGTGTTATTGCCTATCGCTCTAAACTGGAAGCCGATGCTACCGATTGTAAAGAGGGATGAAGCAACTATATTAACACTCATAGTTAATATAATCGCTGCTGAATTAGTAAAGAGGCTACTTCCTAATCCTACTTGTGTAGCCCCCGTTAATGAAAAAAAGGCACTAGATGGAGGATTATCTATCTCTTGTGGGACAAATACAACATAGTTGTTCGGTCCATCGGGATAGGGGTTTGTATAGTTAATCCCATACTGTGCTGGTGTCCCATCAACAGTAAAGCCTAGTCCGCCAACTAATGCTGTGACACCCGTGTTGCTTATGACTCCCCCAACTATACTAATCCCGCTTCCATCCGTAAGGGGGGTGGAACCCGTCGTTGCGATAGTCGCCACTTGATTGGCGATGCTTACGCTTATCCCCGTCCCCGCAGATACATCTAAGGCACCCGTATTGCTTATTACATTACTAACAATACTGATGCCACTACCATCTAGAAGGTAGTTGTCATTCGTGATAGTGACAACTTGGGATGCTGTACTCACGCTTATCCCCGACCCCGCAGAGATGTCTATAACCCCCGCATTACTCACAACTACATTCCCCGTTGTGGCTGTGATATTGATACCGGAACCAGCACTCACAGTATTGACTGACATCTAGTAGTCTATAGAAATTAGTCGGACTGATGAAGCAACTCAGCGTTCTTCTGTGACACCATATACTGCGGATACCCTTTGCTATACATCAACCAACGACTCCCAAACTTCCTCTGACGCTTTAAGTCCTCCTCCTCCACTCCCACGTAGTTCTTTAAGAGATACTTGAGAGCGTGATAGGATGTTGATAGAGGATACACTACAATATGCGTAGCCTCATTTAAAATGAGTCGTGTCGCCTTATAATTCGTCAAGTAGTGTGAAAGACACGCCATTGTGACATTCACGTGTCTGCCTTGAATCGCCAAGTCATCTATAATCTTTGTGACGACCTTCCCAGCGTTCCCCGTCAGTGTATCATAGTCATCAAAGATGACGAAGGAGTCCTTGAACTCATCAAGGGCTGGATAGTCATCTACGAAGGACTGGATATTGATACGCTTCAAGAACTTCAGAGCATCTAGGGTGTCGTCCTTCTCCAACTTACTCACGAGATAGACTCCTCTGTCCGGATAGAGTTTGTGGTAGTTGTTGGCGAGTCCCTTGGCGATATAGGACTTGCCGCTGCCGCTCTGCCCCGCCACATACCACACCTCTCGCTTGTCCTTCTTACACGACGGCAGCAATTCAAACATCCCCTCATCATCTAATACGATGCTCTTATCCATCGCAAGGTCCCGCCGTATCCTCTCATAGAGTTCTCTATGACTGCTCGGGAGGTGTTCCTCTGTCAGTCCCTTCTCGAGAGCCTCGTGTATCTCGTTGAAGATGCGGGTCTTCTCGCTCGGCTTCTTGCCCTCAAGGAACTTGGCATACTTTGCTCGGACAAAGTCCGTCTTAGGTCTAACTGGCTTCCCACCCGTATCCTCGTGGAGGTATAAAATCTTCCCATCATCTGCTCCGCCCTTTACAATAGCGATTGGCTTGGCCTCCTTGGAAGGCTCAAAGGATAGTTGGGGCATCTAAAATGATGGGAGGATTTTAAAAAACTGAAAAATGGGAGTAGCCGGATATGGTATGGGAACTGATTTAGGGGTGGTGTAATTATCTCTGATTTTGACTTGTTTCCAATAGGAGTGATGGTAGGAAGTGAAGATCTATCCCAATCCATCTCCGATTTAGTCGTTGGCTTATAACACCCGAGAGGCCCCTATAGCAAGTTGGATCCAACACCGTGTCCCCCTCTTTGGTGTAGGATTTTAAAATCAATTCAATCAACTCGTCTGGCCGGGTGGCGTAGCCTCTGACAGACCGCTTGAAGTCAAGAAAGTGCGTTTGATAATGACCTCGGACTGTCTGCTCCTTCTGCTCGTAGGTCTTGCCGTAGTAGCTGCTGTTTCCGTGGCTCGTAAAGGTCCTCTCTGTATCCCCAGTCCTCTGAGGGTAATAGACTGCCTTCTTCCCCTTCCATACCAATATCTCCTCTGTATTCCGTAGGGGTTGTATCTTGGCGATAAAGGGACAACTGACACCATCCTTCTTCCAATACCAAGTATAAGACGGGGGTCGGGGGGCTTCCTTGATAAGCGTATAGTTGAAGGGGACAGAGCAGTGTATTACTATGTTTCCATCCGGCTTGAGAACTCGGCTGAACTCTGCGAACAAAGAACTCCAGTCAAGTTTCTCGTCCCAGTAGTTCTGTGTGGTTGCGAACGGAGGATCAAAGTATATTAATTGAACTGAACTGTCCGGAAGTGTTTTGAGCCAGAGGAGGTTGTCCCCTTTATAGAAAGTTGTCATCTGCTCCGCCAGAGATTTTAAATTTCTTTCTTTGCTGCGTTCTGTAGAATTGAGTTAAGTTTCTCTCTGACAGACTTGAGTGAGGTTACTCTGCGAGTTAGGTTGCTCTGTGAGATACTTGACTGGAGTTTCTTAACGAGTGAGGTTTCTGACTGAAGAACTCCACTGAGTTTGTAAATTGATCCGAGTCTGTGAATGAACTGTTCTGTTTCTAAATCCACAACGGCCCGAGGCAACCTCTCCCCCTCTTCTAAAAGTCCGAGGAGGACATCTAGGTCTGTCACCAATTGATATAATCGTCCTAAATCTCCGTTAAGTATCTCTGTCAACTTCTTTATCCGCAGAGAAACTCCACTGAACTTTGCGATTGCGAAATCTCTCTTGAGAACCTTGATGAAGTTCTTCTCTCGCAGATATTCCTCTCTGTCTTCTTTGAGGTCGTCTAGGATGTCCTTGTCTGTCTTCCTCTCTTGATAGCCAAAGTCGTAGATGACGGTGAATTCTGTGAAGCGATTCCCGGCGGTAATGGCAACCACATCTACCTTGACTAAGCCAGTAGGAATCGCAGCAGCCAACCCCTTTAAGTCCCCCTTAATCTCATCAACAGTCCAGACGATTTTCTTGTCATCTTTGAGTCCCGCTTTGATTTCTGTAATCCAGAGGTTCTTCCGTTTATCCAACTTGAGAATCATCCTACGGAACCGTCTTGCTGCTTCCATCGCAGAGAGCGAACCCCGAACCTTGTCGTATCCATCGTAATCGGCGGAGTATTGACTTGACCGTAGGGCAGAGGAACCCATCAATTGGAGATTACCAATCTCCATAGCATCTAATACGGATACAACATCGGATGGGTAGTACTTACGCTCCTTCAATTCATCGGTCATTCTAATACTCTAAAATAATATTTGTTGGTAGTAGAATGAATGCGGAAGCAATAGATCGTCAGAGAGCGAGGCAGTATATTGAGGATTTGTTTGCTGACTTTGCCCCTCCCGAACTATATGATTATTATGATGAGCATCAAGATGAATTGGATCAAGCCATTAATGGATTGGCAGAGGTTGTATGGGCTATGAGGGTTCAAAATGACAACGGAGGATTACAAGGATGGATACAGAATCATCCAAATATCGGACATCTACATCAACAAAACGAAGTGCTGGTGGCCGCCAACGCAGCGGCAGCAGCGGCAGCAGCAGAGGCAGCAGCGTTAGCAGCACCGTTTGATGAAGAAGCAGCAATAGCGGCAGCAGATGCGTATGTTAATGAGGTGGCAGAAGCACAATATGAAGCAGCAGTAGCAGCAGCAGACGCAGCACAAGAAGCACACGAAGCAGCGGAAGCAGCAGAAGCAGAAGAAGCAGCAGCAGCGGCAGAAGCAGCGGCAGATGAAGAGGAGGAGGCCTTCTTCCTAAATGAACTGGCAGAGGGGAATGAGGCCGAAGCAGCAGCGGAAGAAGAAGGGGATGTAGGTCCGTGGGATGCGGGTGAAGATGATGGTGACCTTGATGGGAATGGTCATTATAATGGTGGCAGAGCCGAAGGTAAAAGAGAAAGACCCCCCCCTCCACCCGCTCCAGCACCCGAACCACACCGTCCAGCAACTGTAGGTCAAATTATTGCTTTACTTCCACAAGCCGTGCGAACTAGAGTGAATGCTTTGGAGGATGAAGTCTTAGTCTTCTTGTATCCCGAGATTGGTAGATTAATTAATAATGACTGGTCGTGGGAGAGTTGGCAACAGTTGTCAGCATATCTAAGACGATTTGGATATCAGTGGCTTCTTGCTGCCTTATCGGGAGCATTAAATATATGGCTTCCAACGGGTCCTAGTATGCCTAAGCGATTCAAAGATGAAGAAAGTGATTCAGACGAAGAACCTCCTCACGGCAACAACCTAGCACCCGAAGGCATCGCAGTCGGACACGGTGGCTTCAGTCTAGGCAGTATCGGAAAGGCCTTGAAGAGTACGGCTGCGAATGCTCTCTTTGATTATGGAATCAAGCCACTCGCCAAGGGACTCTATAAGGCCTTTACCAATCCAGTCAAAAAGGCAAGTGATACAATCTATAGTGGTCGTGGCTCTCTCTATGACTCTCTGAAAGGCTGTGGTCTTGGCAAGTATGCCACCTCTATGCGTATGTGTGGTTGCGGAGCAGACGGCGAACCCATCAAGCCACTCTACTGCCGTATGGGGAGCAAGTATCTCCTACGCAACAAGATTATCCCTCTTATCCCCGAGCATACCACCTATGTGGAACCCTTTGCGGGGTCAGCCGCCATCTTCTTCTCTAAGCCCAAGGCAGCCCACAATATTCTAAATGACTTAGACAAGGACACCGCAGAGGGACTCCGCCTCCTCAAGAAGGCTCCGCTCGAACTCTCCGCCTATCCCGAGGCTGCTACTGTCCCCGAAGCGAAGGCCCTCTTTGAAAAGCCAGCCCGAACCGTGGGACAGAAGATTAGTCATAGACTCTTACAAGCGTGTAATGGATTTAGTGGGATGCCAGTATCTAAGCCATCACAAATCTACCGCTCTCCGTCCATTCACAGAAAGGTGAAGCATATGGCAACCTATAAGGATAAGATGAAGGGAGTCAAGATACTCAGCCAAGACTATATGAAGGTCATCCGCAACCACGATGGTCCTTCTAGCTTCATCTTCCTTGACCCCCCCTATGAAAAGTCAGACAAGCGACTGGGCTACGCAGAGGATATGGGATTTGACTTTGAACGCCTAGCGGCAGTCCTCAAGGGCATCAAAGGGAAGTTCCTAATGACTATCAACGACAGTCCTAGAATCCGAGAACTCTTCAAAGACTTTAATCAGAAAATGTTTAAGGCGGATACGAATATGTCTAGTGTTCAGTCCCACGGGAAGAGCAAGAAGTATGAACGCCACGAACTCTTCATCTCCAACTACAAACTCTAATGCGTCTTCCACAGTCCATATCAATTCTACGGCAGAGTAGAAATGCCTACCTTTGCCTCAGACTACGCCTACGGGACAGCAAATGAACTCAAGCAACTCAAGAACCTCAACAAGTATCTCAATACGACTCTCCACCGCAGAGGAGGATTCAATACCTTTGATTACGATGATGAGAAGTCCATCTTCGTAGAACTCAAGACCCGCCGCTGCCGCCACGACCGATACCCTACCGCCATCGTAGGGCAGAACAAGGTACTACACGCCAAACTAAATGAAACCGACGACAACCATTTTGTCTTTGCTTTCTGCTATGAGGATGGTCTGTATGCCATAGAGTATGAACCGGATCTCTTCAGCACCTTTGAAACCAACGATGAATATTACAGAGGAGCAAGGGATGACATAGAAAACAAACCCCAAAAGATTATCTATATCCCCACCAACCTCCTCGTAAAAATAGAGTAGTTAGACATTTCTACACAGCCTAAAGATTAGGCTCAATAGAAATATAGAAGATGCTGTCTGTATATGGTTGCTATGCGGTGATGTCGGAATTGGCGAAGATGACGGATGCGGAGGTCATTAGTTGGGGGAAGTCGCTGCCGCCTTTGGATACGACGACGGATGTGGAGGAGGATTATATCACGCTGAAGTCGGGACCCTTCTATGTCATCTATGGGCGATCCTATCGGTCTTTTGAGATACTGAAGGACAAGGCGTTCCAGCCCGATGAGGTAGAGTATCTGCTGTCGCTGGGCTTTGTGAAGCCCGATCCTAATCCGAACGACCATTGCTATCAAAGGACGCAGTCTAACTCTGTCATCCCGTCACGTCCCACGGGCGATGTCTAATACCCGCTCAATCTTGAATGAAGCGAGTCTAACTGACCGTCAAACTAAAATAAAATTTGATTGTCTAACTTGCCCCAGTCTAAGGGATAGATACGTAGAATTAGACAGAGGAGAAATGGATAAGTTAAACATTATTCTTGAAACGTTTGAGAACTTGAATGATAAGGGAGCCATAGACGAGGGATTATATCTTTCCTCGTGTAATGCTCTGAAGGACATCGCATCGTCTATTACTCACACGAGGCCCGAGGCTCCGATGACAGCGGCAGAGGTGGCGGCGGTGCTGGGGAATGAGGCGGTGGAGAACATCAGTGCGATTCGTGTGGAGCAGCGTCGTGTGGCTCTGTCCCATTCAGAGGAGTTCAAGGACATACTGACGGAGTCGTATCGGTATGACAACTTTGTTCTCTTTGAGAATCCGCAGACGGGCTACACGGCTTTCTTTAGGGTTCTGAAGAGTTGGCTGACTGCGGACAACATCAGCAATCGCAAGGCGATGTGGAAGGCCTTCCGTTCTAATGGGACTCAAGCTAGCAACTGTTTCCGCAATATGCTCTATGACCTCTGGGTGAGTGCTAAACGAACGGAGTTTCACCTCTTAACGGGGACCTTGATTACGAAGCCAGTTGTGCCTCCCGCTATCGCAGAACATCTGACAAAGTCTATCTTTGGTAAGGCAATCGCAGTCTATCACGGTCTGCTGACGAAGCACTGTATCCGTCTTAACTGGGACCTATATCGCAAGGGCAAGGGAGTCAATAGTTGTTGGGACCTAGAATATATCGGTCTTCACAAGAACCAAGACAAGCCCAGTATGAGGAAGGTGAATACGTGGCTGTGTTTCAAGAAGACGTGGGACAATGACACGGAGAGGACCATACAGATGCGGGAGTGGGAGTTTTGGACGGATAGGATACAACTGGGGCGTATGTTTGTTGTGGATAGACTGACAATGCTGTCTATGATGAATACGCTGGAAGAGTTTGTGAAGCGGATGGACGAGAAACCTCTGCGTCCCTATCCCACCACCTATCCCGACCTTGAAACGCATCTGATTCTGCTGAAGAAGGGAAGTATGAATGCGGAGGCCAAGTCGTTGAAGTTGGTGACCTCGGGTGTATCGGGCCGCACGGTAGGACAGAACCGCTGCTATCAGAGCAAGGAGAATGTTGTCATCACACCCACCCGTCAGCAGCCCTTCATCACAATGGAGTTTGCGGAGGTGTGGGATGACAAGAAAGTAAAAAAGTAGAGTTGCCCCTACTTTGTTTCTAGTTTGCGACGATGGATCATATAGTCTGCTAATTTCATATCAGACCCTATCACCCCGTTAGACATATCCTCTTCATATGCCTTCTCCGCCTCACGCAACTCCTTAAGGGTCCAAGTCATCTCCTCCTCTGCCTTCAAGGGTCCTCCGCAGTCGTCGCAGCCACACTCAACATCCCTTTCCTTTTTACAGCAGCAGTGGTCATCATCTATGACGAAGTGGTCGCACTTATCACACCATTCACCTTCTTCTTCGTCCTCATCCTCGTCCTCCCTCCGCTCCTCGCAGTCGTCGCAGCCGCACATCACGCCCCACTTCTTTTTACAGTAGGCGTCCTCCCCGCAATCGCAATACTCCGCTACGCCGCAGCACTTGGGACACTTATCCATCCACCCGCAGAAGTCTTCGTGTGCCTCTATCTGCTTCTTCTGATCCTCCGTGGCGACATCACCGTCGCACTCCCCCACCCACCCACTCTGGCTGAACTCCCAGCACCTCACGCCTTGGTTGTCAAGACTACTCTTGACAATAACATCTGCCGCCGCAGACACAGAACTATTGGTAGAATTGTTAGACATTCTTAGAATAGTTATATGGATAATAGTGATTAAATTGGTATAACACGCTTATATGGTATTGTACTACCTTCCCTACTTAAAGAAAATCCTTTCAAATTTTATTTGAACTTCAAAAGAAAAAAACCTAAGCCGCTCACCCGCTCCGCCAAGTCGGCCCCAGTTCATCGGAGAGTGAGGCAACCTAACTTATTATTCTAACTTTCTAAGTAATAAAATTTGAACCAAACTTTTTTACAAATTAGGGTTAGAGCAAATCCCCAAAGCCTATCCATATTAATCCAATATACGATGACTACCACCACGCCCCTTATTGAAATCCTCCCGATGGACCGCTGGGTTGAATACAAGCCCGATGTCCGTTCCAACCTCATATGGATGTCCCTCCACCTCCACAAGCAACGGATGGTTCCCGAGTCAGTCCGCATCAATACCCCGTGGGCCTTCCTACCGCAAAAGGAGTTCCGTGCCATCGTCAAGACCTTCGGCAAGGCCTCGTGGGACCACCTAGCCTACGTGGTGACCGCCGAGGACCTCAAGGACAATCGCCGAGCCTTGACGAAGAAGGAGTTCCAGTCCCTCAAGAAGCACGCCTCCATAGAAACCAAATTGACCTACGCCCTTTACGAGATCATCCGAGGACACTACCGAGTGATGCGGGACCGAGCCGGTGCCGCTGGAATGCCGAAGCCCGCTGCCGAACCAGTCCGAGCAAGTCGTGGCGTGATGCTCCTCGGGAACATTACCTCGGAGCATCGGGACGAACTTACGGAATGCCTCCTCGAGGAAGCGGTGAATGGCAACGCCACGTGGTCTGACGAGGACTTCTACCTCCCGGACTTGGAGGACGAGGGCGATGAAGAAGCCCTCGTGGTCGCCCGTCCGACTACCGAGGAACAACTCGCTGGTTTCAAACTCATCTACCCCGACGGCGAGGAACTTCCCGAAGAAGAGATTGGAGAACTTAATTGGCCCCTCCTCGCCAAGGTGGTCGTGGCATACCGTGACAAGATCCGCAAGGGCGAAGTGGATTATCACGGGTGGAAGAAGGCAAGCAACTCGGCAGCGGCGACGGTAGAAGAGATTGAATAATAACGAGGCTCTCCCCTCAACTAAAAAGACCCCCAAAAAAAGTTGAAGGCGTTATTTTTCATAGGAGGGGACACGCCTCCTAGCTACTATCCATATTCATAATGAATACTTACACGAACCCGTCCAAGCCAAACAAGATCTACAAAGATTGTGAGTCGTGCGGCGACCTCTTTGAACCAGCCGGCGAGAAGGGATGTACCAACGCATACTGCGGGGACTGCGAGAATGCTCTCCCGCACGGCACCACGGGACGCAACGAGGTGGGCGACCTTCTTTACTGGGTCAAATATAGCGACGACGACCAAGGCTATTGGACGACCCCCGCCATCTTTGCCGCCTTGACGAAGTGAGCGAGAAAAAAACCTAATCCAACTTATTTTGTTAGAATTAAAATTTGAACCAAAAAAAGGACTTAAAGAAAGGTAGAGCAACCCCCACGCCTATCCATATTAATCCTATATTATGACGTCCATAACGACCACCGACCAAAAAGATATTCTTGCCGCCTACCACCGTGCCAAAATGAACGCATACCTTGCGGCACTAAACATTCCTCCTCCCCCACCAGAGCGGAAGGAGAAATGGGCGACCCTTCTTAAGGAGGCCAAAGAGTCAAACGCCATCCCCGCCTTCCCGACAATGTGGGAATGGGCTATGTTTGAAAACCTTGCCGACCCCGACGACGTCCGCCACCATATGGCGACAAAGCAAAGCGTCCAAAAGATTAAATACACCCTCCGCAACGCCTACAAGACTTACGCCAAAGACACCCACTATGCCTATGTGGAGGAATTGGCCGTGACCGCTGGAATAGAATTACGGGCGGGTCCCCGCCAACGGAGGAAGGACTTGCGGGAATGGTGGGAGCGTCGCCAAGAGCAAGCCCACCCCCCGCCTCCCGCAACCACGCAAACCTTTGAGGAATGGGTAAAGATGAACCCCTACAAGCCCGTGGCTAAGACCCTAGAAGACCACGACTGGAATCCGTATAAGACGTGCGAGTAGCTCCCAACTTATAGACTAAATTAAAAAACAACTAAAATTTGAAGTCTATATTTTAATTAGACTCGGTAGGGGCGAGAGTATAACTATCCAATATTAGACTTCACGATGAATACCGCAAGCACAAAGCACATTACACTGGCGGGAGAAACAGCGGAGGATGCGTTCAAGTTGGCGAAGATAAGCGGATTCACGACGATGGTGGAGCGGGACGGAGAGCATATGTTCGTGGGTCGGTCGGCAGACGGGAAGAAGCCGAGATTAAACCAAATAAAACAAATGGAGTGTCTAGCAGAAACGATGAAGACGAAGAACCACGTGAGGAAAGGACTAGGAGCAAAGTTGTTGATGAAGAAGGTGGAGGCCTTCCTTGAGAACCCGAGTCCCGAGGCTCTTACGGAGGCCGTGGCTCTGACGGAGAAGGTTCTACCGTTGGAGCGGAATCCTACGGCATACTTCCTATTGATGGTGAAGGTCTATGGGGAGAAATGCCTTAAGGACGACGAGGCGGGAGAGAAGTCAAAGGAGTAGTTAATTACGGTAAAATTTGAATCAAAAAAAACAAATCTTATTTTAGTTAGAGATGCCCCGTATCACCAGTCGTAATGTCTATACGGTTGAACTTTACTTTGCTGGCTGTAATCTAGCCATAGAGTGTCAAGGTCAAGCCTATAAGATAGATAAGGAAGATGAGTGGGACTGGGACGATATGGACTGGGAGGTGTGTCAGACCGCTGTTATGGAAACCGCCGAGTGGGTGGATAATTGCTTAACAGAAGATGAGAAGAGATACTATGGGATAGAGGATCTAACAAATGAGAGTGGTGAGTTGTATGAGTATATTCTTGACTGGGCGAATCAGAATGCTCCGACGGAATGGGAACGCCTACGCCGTATCAAAAAAACAGCGGAGGCGGTGGAGTGGAAGCCTAGGTGGTAGGACTACTTATAGGGCTGCGACCTAGCCGGCGGAGGTGTTAGGTTAGAGGTGTCCTACTTCAAATTTATCCCGATTAGAAAGTTGGGAGAGAAACCTAGAAGAAAATGAATGAGGTGGTGGGTCTATTATTTTATTAATTGGACGGTGGCGAGTACCGACTCGGGGGCTTCATTTTGTTGCTCGGGGCCGATATAGAGGCGGATCTCGGTGACCCTCTCATTATTCCAGCATACGACTAACTCTTGCTCGTAGCCGTCCTCGTCTTCACCGGCGGCGAAGATGACGTATCCCTTCCCGGTCAAATGACCTTGGGCGTCTTCGTATCGCATAACATTCAACTCACCGTCGTCATCAAGCGTGACGACCGAGTAGGTCTTCCCCATAAAGTTGAGGACTAGGCTGGCGGTGTTAAAGGAAGGCATCTTGCGGGTATTAATATGGATAGATATGTTTATCTAGCTGCTGGGAGGCGACCTCTCTCCCCGGGCCACCCCACTTCAAATTTTTTTGATGTCAAGTAATTGAGTGAGAAACCTCGCACAAGTTCATAGCGAATTAAAAAAGTCGGGACGGGACTTTTTAACGGAGATGAAGGTTGGTATTACCGTTGTATGTACCATTGTCGTGGCGTATAGGGGCTACGCCGATCTTGCGGATACGGGCAAGGATTGCTTCCCGCTCGGCCTCCTCGGGATTCCAGCGGGCGGTGGGGAGGGGGGCGGGGAGGGGAGGGGGGCAAGTAAAGAGTCGGGGGAGGACTATATTGAATACCGCCCATACTAGGGCGGCGATGGCTAAGGCTCCGAGGATAGGGGCGTAGTTCATATTGGATAGGGATTAAGTGATTTAGTTGCGTCGCTTGTTTGTGGGACACGGTGCCTCCCCCAAAGTAAAAAAGTTGCTTTCAAATTTTATTTCATCTAAAAAAATCTAAAAAGAGAAGTTTGCTCGCTCACCTCCGACGATACGGAGAAGTCGGGCGAGGTTCTCGGGTAAAA